CATCAATGGATTTGAATTCACTGTATCCTTCTGTTATTAGAAGTTTGAATATGGATCCAGCAACAGTTATAGGACAACTTAAACAAAACCATACAGAAGAATTTATAGGCGAACAAATGAACTTTAAAAAGAAGTCATTTGCAGGTGCTTGGGAAGGAAAGTTTGGTAGTCTTGAATATGATTATGTAATGGAACAACGCAAGGACGTTGAAATTACTATTGATTGGGAAGGTGGCGAAAGCGATACATTAAGTGCCGCAGAAGTTTACAAACTAATTTTTGATAGTAATCAACCATGGATGGTTAGTGCTAATGGTACATTATTTACAACAGAGTTTGAAGGTATTATTCCCGGACTACTAAAACGTTGGTATGCTGAACGTAAAGAAATGCAGGCTAAAAAGGTTGCGGCACAAGATGCAGGTAATAAAATTGAAACTGCTTTTTGGGATAAAAGACAACTTGTTAAAAAGATTAACCTAAATAGTTTATATGGAGCAATCCTAAACCCAGGGTGTAGATTCTTTGATCATAGAATTGGGCAAAGTACTACACTTACAGGTCGTGCTATTGCAAAACATATGAGTGCAAAAGTAAATGAAATTATTACAGGCGAGTATGATCATGTAGGTAAAAGTATTATATATGGTGATACAGATTCTGTGTACTTTAGTGCTTATACTAGTTTACGTGCAGAAATTGACAAAGGAGATATTCCTTGGAATAAAGAAAGTGTAATTCAACTGTATGATCAAATATGTGAAGAAGCAAATGTAACTTTTCCAAAGTTTATGGGAAATGCATTTCACTGTCCTAAAAGCAGGGGTGAAGTTATTGCCGCTGGTAGAGAAGTTGTTGGTGAAAAAGGATTGTTTATTACTAAAAAACGTTATGCAATTCTAATATATGACAATGAAGGATTTAGAACAGATACAGATGGTAAGCCTGGTAAAGTAAAAGCAATGGGGTTAGATCTTAAACGTTCTGATACTCCTGTGTTTATGCAAGACTTTTTAAGTGAAGTATTGTTAGCAGTACTAACAGACGGCAAAGAAGTTGAAATACTTGATATGATCACAGATTTTAGAACTAAATTTAAAGCAAGGCCTGGTTGGGAGAAAGGTTCTCCTAAACGTGCAAACAACGTAACAGACTATCTTGCTAAACTTAAAAAATTAGGCAAAGTAAACATGCCTGGACACGTTCGTGCTTCTATTAATTGGAATACATTAAAAGATATGAACGGTGACAAATTTAGTATGCAGATTGTAGACGGTATGAAAGTTATTGTTTGCAAACTAAAACAAAATCCAATGGGATATACTTCGGTTGCGTACCCAACGGACGAACTAAGACTACCAAAATGGTTCCAAGAACTGCCTTTTGAAGATGACGAAATGGAAACTGCAATCATCGATAAAAAGTTAGATAATCTAATTGGAGTGCTAGATTGGGATATTAAATCAACCGAACAGAAGAATACATTCAATAATTTATTTGACTTTGAATGATTTTCTAAATATAATAGTATATAAGGAACGGAGAAAACTATGAAAGACATTTTACAAGACATTGTTGCACATACACATGCACTTGGCTTTCTTAACATTGTTAAGGTCAATGGTGATGATGCACAAACAGGTATCGATAGCATGGCAGAGGATCGCTCTGTGATCATGCAGGCAAATACTAAAAACGCCCAAGTAGAGATGAAGGGTACGTTTGGTATGCCAAACTTAAACAAACTAGACATTCATTTGAAGTGTCCAGAATATAAAGACGAAGCAACTATTGATGTTGTACGTCAAGATAGAAACGGTGTACAGATTCCAACTGGTATACACTTTGAAAACAAAACAGGTGACTTTAAAAATGATTATCGTTTTATGAACGCAGAAATCATTAATGAAAAACTTAAGACTGTTAAGTTTAAAGGTGCGGCATGGGACGTAGAAGTTTCACCTACTATGGCAAGTGTACAAAGATTTAAAATGCAGGCAACTGCAAACGCAGAAGAAACTGTGTTTACTGTACTTACAGATGGTACAGACATCAAGTTCAAGTTTGGTGATGCTAGTACACACGCAGGTGAATTTATTTTTGCTACAGGTGTAACAGGTTCACTTAAAAATGAATGGGCATGGCCAGTACAACAAACACTTGCTATTTTAAGTTTAGATGGCGACAAAGTAATGAAGTTCTCAGATCAAGGTGCTATGCAAATTCAAGTAGACAGTGGTTTGGCAACTTATGAATACATTTTGCCAGCACAATCTAAATAGGAGATATAATGAATACGGACTTAACAACAGAACAAAAAGACTACGCAACGTTTTTACCAGCGTTGAGTGGTTTCTATGCTACCTTTATAGGTAAGCAACGCAGAGAAGAATACGTTGATAAGAGTCGTATTCCGTATCCTAGTATGGAAAGTATGAATTGGTTAAACAAGAAAGAAGGACTGTTTAACTATCATTGGTCATTATATTCCGCAGGACATGCCGAACTAGATATTAATAAAGATGCACCTAAAGAAGATATGGTACGAGATAGAGATCGTAACAATAGTTGGATGTTAGGTGACTCAGGTGGTTTCCAGATAGGTAAAGGTGTGTGGGAAGGTGATTGGAAAGATCCTAATTGTCCTAAAGCACAAAAGAAACGTGAGCAAGTACTTGCGTGGATGGACGCTTACATGGACTATGGTATGATACTTGATATTCCGGCTTGGGTAGCACGTTCACCAGCAGGTGCAAAAGCAACAGGTATTGACAACTATCAAGATGCCGTTAATGCTACACGTATTAACAACGACTACTTTATGAAACACAGAAGCGGTGCTTGTAAATTCTTAAATGTATTACAAGGCGAGAATCATGCTGATGCAGAAGATTGGTATCAACAAATGAAAGATTACTGTGATCCTAAAAAGTATGAAAATCATTTTAATGGTTGGTCGATGGGTGGACAGAACATGTGTGATGTACATCTAGTATTAAAACGTTTAGTTGCATTACGCTTTGATGGATTACTTGAAAAGGGCAAACATGATGTTATGCACTTTTTGGGTACTAGTAAATTAGAGTGGGCAACATTATTAACAGATATACAAAGAGCAGTTCGCAAGTATCACAATGAAAACTTTATGATTACATTTGATTGTGCTAGTCCGTTCTTAGCCACAGCAAATGGTCAAATTTATTGTGAACTTGAAACACAAGATAGAAGTAAATGGGTATACAGAATGGTACCTAGCATAGATGATAAAGCACTTGCTACAGATACTACGCCTTTTGCACAAGCATTTGTACGTGAAGGTAAACATGGAAGTTTTAAAGATTCACCACTTACACAAAACTTAAAAGCCAAAGATGTTTGCATTTATGCTCCAGGTGATCTAAATAAAATAGGTAAAGAAGGAAAGACATCATGGGATAGTTTTTCTTATGCGATCCAAATGGGTCATAATGTATGGAGTCATATCAATGCAGTACAAGAAGCAAACAGACAATACGACAATGGAATCATTCCAAACATGCTTGTCGAAGAGTCCTTTGACAGGTTATTTTTTAAAGATGTTGTGGAAGCAATATTTGCAACTTCAAACAGAGACGAAGCAAATGCGATAATAGAAGAATTTTCAAGGTTTTGGATGTCTATTATTGGAACTAGAGGTGCTACTGGTAAGAAGACAGTTAATGCTAGTACACAATACACAAACCTATTCGAGGAGGTATAATATGACTAACGTAGAAAAGATAGATAAGTTAAACAATAGACTGCAAAGCCTTATTGCAAAACATAAACTAGTACATGAAAAAGTTGAAGTTGCAGAGGCAGAAAAAGTACAAGAAAAGTTTTTAGTAGAAATGAAGAAACAAAAACTTTCTCTTAAAGACGAGATGTGGAAAATTAACTTAGAAATAACTTCATTGGAGGCACAAAGTGAAGCGTGATTATGATGATGGTGTTAAGGACGATGTTGTTTACTTCACAGGTTACGAAGTAGAAAAAACTCCAGCATTTGAAGAACACACGTTATTTGTAGTAGGGCCTAGACCATTACAAGAAGTATTAAAACAAGCAAAGAAACATGCAGTAGATCATATTTACTTAGGTGCTAATCAAAGTTTTAATATTGATGGCGGTACAAGTCATGCTTGGGACGAACTTGTAGAAGGGTTACTTAAAGAAAGTTATATGGTTACACTAGATTATGATGTAAGATATCATGAATATGTTATCGAAGCAGGATATAACGAATATAATAAATTTATTAGTATGATTAGTGTTAAACTTCCGTATATCGATCATTTAAATTATAATGCTTGTATTAAGATTGATGATAAAGACTTTAAAGCATCTAACGTAGGTGTTTGGGTACATTATGCTAGAGATTTACAGCCAAGAGATAAGTTTACTGATTGGTCTAAATACGAAAATGATAATTCAGTAGAGTAACGCAATGAAATTAATACACCCTTTTTCTCAGCCCAAAGACGAACACCCTAAAGTTAAAGAAATGAATGGACACTTCTTAGTAGGTGAAAATCAGCAATGGTATGACCTAAGTGGCGGAACAGGATGTAATATATTTGGATTTACACAGCCTGAAATACAAGCCAAAGTAGCAGAAACAAGTTTTCAGTTTCCAAACGATGATTGGACAACTAAAAGTACTGTATGGTATGAACTAGAAGATACTCTTAAAAAAGTTTTACCTAACACATACACAGGATTTATACCTGCACTTACGGGCAGTGATAGTGTAGACAATTCATTAAAGATTGCATGGAGATATTGGACTAAAAAAGAACAATCTCGCAGACGTACAGTACTTGTAAGAAAAGGAAGTTTTCATTCAGGTAGTATTACTGGTTGGCAAATGACAGATGATCAAGATTGGATTTTAGGAAATTGGCCACATATTGATTTTGTAGACTTCTTTGATGATAACTTTGATGCTATGTTTACAAAACACAAAGATACCCTTGCAGGTATTATGTTAGATACTGTAAATTGGTATAATGGTATTAGTGAAGTAAGTGACGAAGTATTAGAAAAAATACAAACTGCAAGAAAACAAACAGGTTGCTTGTTAATAGTAGATGAAATACTTACAGGCATGTGGCGTATGGGACATTTTTCACATAGTATACATAAAAACTTAAACCCTGATATGATCTGTTTTGGAAAAGCACTTACAGGTGGGTTTGGAACTTTGGCTATTACCGTATTACATAAAAACATTCACGATACAATAAGTGCATTTGATCCTAGCCTATGGGATAACTTTCCTATTGCAGTAGGTAATACAAGGGCACAATCAAATACAGGTGCTAGAGCAACAATAGAAACAATTAACAAATGTATTGAAGAAGATATTGGTACAAAAGTAATAAATGATGTTGTACCGTTTGTTGAACGTATTGCAAACATACTAAAACAAGTAGATACATTTGAAGTAACACACAGCAACAGTATTCTTTACTGTAACTTTGTGAACAATTATGACAATGATCAATGTAAAATGTTATCAACATTTTTAAACAGTCATAAATTATGGAACTCAGAACACACAAGAATTTGGTTCTTGAGTTTCTACGACCTAAATAAACAAGAAGCAGACTACATTGAACACACATTTCAAAAGTTTGTAACCCTTGTTAATAATGGTAAAATATGGGACCAAAATAACTGGAAAAGTAATTGACAACTGTATAGAAAGAATGTATTATAAATGAATAATCAAAGAGAACCTTATTATGATTATATGTTAAGAAGAACAAGAGAAGAAAACAAAAGATTAACTGAATTAAGAACTGATGTTATTGATAATTTAGAAAGTCAAATAGATAAAAGCGATACACAAATAGAACAACTTGCCGAACAAATAAGACTGCAAAAAGAGTTCAATCAATTACAAGATACTATTGTTGGAGAAAGACCTACTTTTTCTTTAATACCTGATGAAGATGAGTTTCTTGGAGATTTGGAAGTTGTAGATGAGTTTTATGACCATTTAAAAGAAAAAGAAGAAGAATATACTGAATTTCAAAAAAAACAAGCTAAAACTCAAAAATTAATTGATGACCAACTATATAAAGAAAAAATACAAAACAACCTACAAGCAGCTATATTGCAAGGACAGAATGCAAAAGATGCAGCATTGTCAGTAATTAAAGCAGAAGTAGCTGAAGCACAAGCAGGATTAATTTCAAGTATTATGACATCTTTACCATTCCCTATAAATCTTGCAGTAGCTGCAGGGGCAGGTGGAATGATTGGTAAAGTAACTGACCAACTATTTTCCTCTTTTGCAACAGGTGGTAGTATTATCACAAAAGGTAGAACTACATTGCCAATAGGTGGTGGAGTGGTAGCAGGGGATAATGCGAGTGGTATGGAACGAATCGATTTCACTCCCTTACCTGCACCATCAGGGGCTAATGATAGAAACATTACAATAAACATATCTGCACCATTAGTAGATGAAACAGTAGTAGATCATATTATACCAGCTATAAGGAGAGCAGAAAAATTAAACTTATGAGCAATGTAACAAAATCAACTGCTT